TTGTTCTTACTTTTGCTCCGACAACCTTGCCAGAACTGTCGAAATAATAGTGGCGTAAGAGGCCGCTACCATCTTTGTACGTTTTGAAGAGTTCACAAGTCTTTTCTGAAATGTTTCTGGATTGCAGTCTTCCGGCTGATCCTTGAAGTTGTACATGATTCACTTGATGATTGTGAGAAACAGTGGAGTCAGCAAATGTGTGATAGCCACACTTGTGACAGTGTTGGTGGCCGTCTGAGTACTCGCTATTGGCATCAGACGACCCACATTCAGGACACGGTATGTGCCTTACAAATTCAGACTCACTTGAGCCATTTGATTGGTATGCTTGCAAAAGAACACCAGGGTATGTTTAATTTTTCGCAGTATTTTGCGTAGGTTGTCTTTGACTTCTTGCTGATCGTATTGAAGGGTGACTGAAATACCATGCGAAGATCAAGCTCAGGATGTTGTTGTTTGACTGTCTTGATCTTTCGCCTGTCTGCTGCATCCCAATACCCCTTACATTCAAGAATTACTCCGTTAGGAAGTACGAAATCAGGAGTATAGATATGAGATATAACATAATCGACTTTGGTAGATTCATATTCATATTTGACACCCAGATCTACAAGAAGGTCAGCAACCTTCTCTTCAAGACCAGAGCGGAAAGCCATTTATCCAATCGTCATAAAGTTCGTCAAAGTCTCTATATTCGTACTCAAAAGTCGTCATCTTCAACACTGGCAGGTGTGGTGTCAGCTGGAATGACGTTTGGCTCTGATACCTTGTAACCGGCAGTGTTTCCAAACAGCTCAGCGACATCATCAGTAGACATGTCTCCTACATCAACACCAGCGGTTCCATTGACGGAAACGATCTGGACAGCTTTAAGTTTCAAGCTAGATCCATAGGTGACACCATCCTTCAGGATGTATGGCTTCTGATAAAAGGCAAGTTTGACCTTGCTACCTGAGTACACAGGTACATTGACATCAGTGATTGTTGTTCCTTCAGTGTCAACAATGGGTGGTTTGGCCTCTTCTTTCCAAGAAAACTTGATCTTGTACTGGCCATCAGCCACTTCTTCCCATGGTTCGGGCTTAAGAACTGACCTTTTTGGGTTTTTGAGCTTTGATTCAGCCCATTTCAGTGTCTCTACTCTGTCATCTTCGAGCTGGTCAACAATGTCCTGACCAACAATGGCAGACAAAGAATATCCAAACTTAGACGGTTT